GTTCGACTTCAGGCTGTTCAAGTTTCGGCGCAGCTTTCTTGCCGCCGCCTTTCTTGCCGGCCTTCGTCGGGGTCCGCTGCTTGGCGCCGTCGGGGATTCCGTCTTCATCACCGCAGTCGTTGCCGTAGGTGAACCGGCCCATCTCGTCCTGACCGCAGAACGCGCGGGACTCCTCGGTGTCTCCGCCCATCCAGTCCGGATCGGCGGGAATGCCTCCAGCCTTCTCGGTCGCCTCCTTCAAGCGGCGGTGAAAGTCGACGTACAATTCGCCCGGGAGTGGGTAGAGAATCATTTCTTGCTGCTGCCTCTCTTTGCGGCCTTCTTGAGTTCCGCCTCCGGAAACTTCATCACCTTCGCGAGCTGGTCCAGGCCCGGGGTTCTCTCGCCGGTGAGGGCGACCTTGGCGTAGTACTCGGCAATCGCCTCGAACGGGCTCGTCGTGGCGTACTTCGACAAGGCAGAGATCTCGTCGCGGATGCTCTTGTCTCCGTTGACGAGCTTGGCGGCGTCTCTGTGAGCTGCCTTCGCAGCGTCTTGAAGGTGCGAGTACGCGTAAGCGCCGATTTCGCCGTGGACGTTGCTCTTGCCTCTCTTGAAATCGGCGTCCGGGGCTGCCTTCTGGGCCACCTTTCGGAGGGCTCGCCAATGGAGCATGTGGCCGTACTCGTGAACGATCGGATGAGCCAGGCTGTTGGAGCAGGTGTATCCGTCGTTCGGGCCGGTGATGGCCCTCATGGGGATCCATCCGGCGTCGATGTTGACGTGAATCGCGTCCATCCTCGACTGGTAGTAGGCCACCGTGCTCACGGCCAGTTCGGCCTTGTCTCCCTCGGCGACCATGTCCGCGACAGTCGTCGCGTGCACGCCCTCTTTCGCGATCGCGGGGATGACGTGCGACGCGGCCATCATCATCGAGGCCGTCGATGCGGCGTTGAACTGGTTTCTCCGGTCCGATGCCAGCTTCGCCAGCTTGTCGCAGCACTCATCAGAGTATCCAGACTCACGCAGGATGCTCTTGACGAGCAACGTGCGCTCGTACGGAGAATCCTCCGACGCGAGCGAAGAGAAAATTGAGTGGACGAGGTCCGCCTGGTCTTCGGTTCCGACCAGGCGGACCTTTCCACTGACTGATTTTGCCTCCGGGGAGGCCTCGCCGTCCTCTTGGCACTGGTTGCGAGGGGCAAACGTGCCGTCCGGCGACCGAATGCAATCGTTCCGTTGCTCGGCGTGTCCAGACTTCAGCCCTTGGGCTGAGGGGGCATGTTTTCCGGATCCTTCTTGAACCACCTCGGGCCGAGAACCTTCCCGTCCTTCGCCGCGAGCGTCGCCGCGTACGCCCGAAACGCGAGAAACGCCGCTCGGGCGTTGCCTCCGGTCGGAATGTCGACTCTCACCGGACCGTCTTTGTCTTCCATTCTCCACCTCCTGTTCGTCGCTGCCGTGCGGAACGATCCGCTCCGCGTCCTCGACATCATACCCGCGAGACACCAGGGCTTCCACTGCCAGGCTACGGACCGATGTCCAGCCGTGGTCCTTCAGCTCCTTGTCGTAGGAGTGATCCTGGAGTGCGGGGGCGTCCGGATCGTAAATCTGCGTGGCCATCTCGGAGACTCGGGCCGCCTGGAACGACTTGTCCCAGTCCTTCGGCTTCCGCTCGTCGCCGTCGTCGAACTTGCAGAAGGTCTGCTTGAACGTGCCGAGGTTGAACACCGCGAGCTGGCTCGCTTTGCGGCCGGCGTCGAGGGCCTCCTGAGCCTGGTCGGGCTCGAACCTCGTGGCGACGTCGAGGTAGTAGAGCCCCTTCGACAGCCATCCGCCGACGTACCGATCGTCTCGGCCTTCAAACGACTCCTCGTTGACCTCAAGCCACTTCTCAAGGACGTCGGCGGTGTCTTCGGCGTAGAGCGAGTCGGCCCTGATCTGGATCGCTTGCTTCGACTTGTTGTGAAACTCCGACACCATGATGCCATCCTTCGGCTGCTCCACAGAGAAGCGGTCGAGGGTGAAGCCCCATGGATTCTCGGCGATCTTTTGGATGATCTTGGCGACGTCAACCTGGTGCTTCTTCCCGCTGACGGGCTTGGCTGGCTCCTTTGGGGTGGGGCCAGAGCTGTAAGCTGAGCCCGAGCCGGAGCCCGAGCCGGAGTCAGAGCCCGAATCAGAGCCTGAGCCGCCGTCACCGTCGCCCCCACACGAGTTGTCGACTCCGCCGCCCTCGCCTGTGGGGCAAAATCCGCGAGACTCGATTCCCCAGGACGACTCCGATCGAAACTGCTTCTGAACCTGACGCGGGCCGTACGTGGCGGTCTTGACGAACACGCTGTTGCCGACGCTGATCGAGTCGGTGCCGGCGATCACCTCTTGCCCCGTCTTCTTGTCGTAGAAGTAGGCCGCCTTCTTCGGGTTGAATCCGACCGGCACCCACTTGTTGATGTCAGCCGGGATCGACCGGTCGGGATCGAAAGATCCCTTCACCGTGGCGAGCGGGTACTTGTTCGCGCCTTTGTTGATCTTCTCGGCGCCTGGCTCGTCCGACACGAAAGAGACCGGCCCCATCAGGCGGACAACGGAGTCGTAGCCGAGTGCCTTGCCCACGCTCTTGCCACCGGTGTGCTCGTGGACGGTGACCGCGTAGATCCCCTTGCTCGTGTAAGCCGGGATGTCGATCCGCAGTGCCACCTTCGTGCCGGCTGCCAGCTCTCGGTGGCTGCCGAGCTTGTCGATCTTGTGCTTGGCGAGGGCTTCGCCGAGGGCTTTCTCGTCGGGGATCGAGATGTGCGTCGCGTTGTCGTCGGACGTCGCCGAGAACTTCTCGGATGCACTGCACGAGTTGTCGAGGCCGCCGCCGGGGCCGGTGGGGCAAAACGCCCGGACCTCTTCCGCGTCCTCGTACTGTTGCTCCTCGGCCTCCTCGTACTGCGGCTGCGATGCCTGGCCCTGCTCGGCCGGCTTCGGGGCTTCCAGCTTGGCGACGCCTGGCTGGCTCGGGACGCCGCCTTGGGCCGGCTGCGGGGCTCCTGGCATCTGCGAGGGGTCCGGCTTGGGCTTGACCGCCTCTTCCAGCGTCTGGGTGTTCATCGCCACGAAATGCTTGTCGCCGTTCTCGACTGGGGGCAGGCCCTCCATCTTGCGGCAGTCGTTGATCGTGTAGATGCCCAGGCCGGTCATCACCGAATAGAAGCTGGCGCGGCTGTTGCTGTTGCCTCGAAGCAGCGACTTCGTGTCGAACGCCGCGACGTACATGTCGTCGTTGACGATCAGCGACCGGCTGATCGCCTGCTCGATTCGCCGCAGCCAGGGCGTGAGCGTGTAGGTCAGGAAGTCTTGGCCCTTCGCCTCGATGTCTCCCGACAGGGCCTCTCCTTGGACCAGGTGAAGAGGCAGCCGGTAGATCCGGCAGATCTCCTCGGTCTGGAACCGGCGGCTTGACTCGAACTGGCTCGACTCATTCGAGAAGCCGATCGGCTCGACCTTGAGTCCGTTGGTGAGGATCGCGGTCTTGTACGCCCGCTCGGCGCCCTTGTGGATCCGCTCCCAGTTGTCACGGAGCCGCTCGGCGGTCTCCGGGGTCAGCGATCCATCCGTCTGGAGAACGACGCCAGGGCGGGCCGAGTTGGCCCAGAACTTCGACGCGTGAATCTCCAACGCCCTGGCAAGCGCGATCGCGTCCCGCGAGATCTCGACCGGCACCATGCCCTTGATGCCGTCCGGCTCCGGAGTCCACCGGACGTGCATGACCTGGTCTTGGGTGTATCTGTCGTCCCGGCCGGTCTGCGGGTTGTTGTATCGATACCGCAGCCGGCCATTCTCGATTCGCTCGACATTCATCCGGCTCGGGTGGAGGTTGTTCAGCTTCGAGACAGCCCCGTACTCGCCCGGGACGATCTCTGTGTAAGAGTTCCCCCACAGGGCCAGATGCATTACGATTTGCTCGACGAACTCCATCTGCGTCTGCCAATCGTTTGGCACGCGATGGATGACTCGATGGAGCGGCGATTCGTGAGCGATCTCCTTGGCGCCGCCGGGGAGCCTGCGGTAGAGGTTCAGATCCATCGAGCTGATCATCTCGGACAGGATCCGCGAGCACGCGAGCATGACCGTGCTGGCCAATGCCTTCTCGGGCGTGATCTGAATGTCCGCCGCCGTCTTCCACTTCACCCCGTACGAGTCATCGTTGGTGAGGAGGTTGTTCCAAGAGATGCCTCGCACCTCGGGGACGATCATGCTCCTCTGCTCGTGGCCAGACTCAGGCGTCCAGATGATGCTGCTCATAGGACGAGGATCTCCGGCTCAGGCGTGGGGGGAGCGTTTTCTGCGTCGGCGGAAAGGGCGAGTGCCATGATCAGTGCAATGATTCCGTCGACACGTGCGTGCGATTTCGGGGAAGGCTTTGCGACCTTGAGGTGACCCGATGCGTTCTCGATGACCGCTGCATTCTCGGCCATCCACGTCAGGACCTTGTTGTCGCTCGTCCGCAGCCGGCCGTTGATGATCAGGTTGTCGAGATTTTTTGTCGGGGTGTTCATCGACTGGGGCGTCTGAGAAAACCCTATCACGTCAAGACCTTCAGCCTGAAGTTGCTGCACCAGGTAGTGACTGTTGTGGGGATCGACCGCGATCTTCCGGACGGTCCGCCCCTTGCAGAAGTTCAGGATGTCCCGCTTGATGAACTCGTAGTCGACAGTGTTTCCGGGCGTCAGGCAGACGCCCTGGGCTGGGTCTTCCGCCCATCGCTCCCAGGGGACGCCTTCTTTCACGCTCCGCTCGTGGGCGTTGTCGCCGGGGATCCAGTACTTGCAGACCACGTCGAACACGCCGTCGGCGGCTTTGCAGACCGCCACGAAGGCGTTGCAGTCCCAGGTCTGGGCCAAGTCGAGGCCGCCATACCAGACAGCCCGCTGGTCGAAGCCTCCGGACATGCCGGTGCACTGGGCCCACTTCACGGGGTCGATGAACCTGTTCTCTCCGCTGCTCCAGATGTCGAGCCGGTACCGCAGGAACGACGAGAGCTTCGAGTTCGATCGCTGGGCCTCGGCGACGTCGCCCCGGAACGACTCCGCGTCCATCGTGACGCCGAAGGATGGATTCGCCGCCCGCCACACTTCCTCGCTGGTGTAGTCGTCGTCGATCGCGGCGCCACGCACGTACGGGAAGAAGGATGGATCGACGCTCGGGTCGGCCTGGACCTTCAGGGCGTATTCATGCTGCTCCCAACAGATCGAGGCCTTGTCGGCGCCGGCCGTGGTGATCGAAAGGATCAGGGGCTGGCTTCTGGATGCGCCGCCATACCTGACCGCATCCCACAGCTTCCGGTCCTTCGCGGCATGCAGCTCGTCGTAGAGGAGGCCGTGGATGTTCAAGCCCTCGGCCCTCGCCGAGTCGGAGCTGATCACGCGGCAGAATGAGTTCGTCGGGACGCAGGTGATGGTCTTCCGCGAGTCGACCACTTCGAGCAGCTCTTCGAGCGCCGGGCTGGCCTTCACCAGCTCGGCAAGCTGGCGGTAGATGATCCCGGCCTGGTCCCGCGACGTCGCGCAGACGTAGACCTCGGCGGCCGGCTCGCCGTCGGCGGCGGTCAGCAGGGCGCCGATGCCGGACAGGAGGGTGCTCTTGCCGTTCTTCTTCGGGATCTCGATGTAGCCGATCCGGAACCTGCGGGTGTCGTCCGACATCCGCATCCAGCCGAACAGCTCCTCGATCACGTCGACCCGCTGCCATTCGAGAAGCGTGAATGGCTGGCCGGCGAACTTCCCCTTCGAGTGGATGAGAAACCGCTCGAAGAATCCAACCGCGAAGTCGGCCTTCGCCTGGTCGAAGTAGTAGCTGAGCCCTTGCTCAGCCGCCTCGGCCTTGGAGATACGCGACCAGAGGATTTTGGGGGGCAGCGGCATCCTGGACCTTGAGGGTCGAGCGGGCCGCCGGCGTCATGCCGAACTGCCGCTCGAAGGAGAGCAACTCCGAAAGGAGCGACTTGAAGAGCGTGGCCTCCGCCGTGAGCTGGCTGTATCCAGACTGCGTGATCTGCGTCATCCCATGCTCGCGGACGTGGTCGCGGACCTTGGCCCACTCCTCGTAGACTTGGCAGTACCGCTCCAGGGACGGGCGGTCGGCGGCTGTCAAGACCTTCATGCCCTGGAGCAGGGGGGCGACCTCGTTCCACCGGTCGAGGCCGGCGGGGCCCAGGCAGGCCGGCGGGGCGAGGCTGGCCGGCGGCGGGGCCGGCTCGGCGGAGTTCAGGGGGTGCTTGCCCGGGTTCCCTCGGAGGATCTTCAGGGGAGTCGGGATCGGCGGCCGGCCCATCGGTTCACCAGGCGGAGGGGGGATGAAAAGCCCCCCTTCGGAAGTTTCTCGGCCGCTCACAG